TCCTGAACGGACTTGTACCGCTTGCCCGACGAACGCAAATCCTGATTACTTACAACGAATCCAACAACCTCATCATCGTTGCCAATTGAAGGGGCCGTTTCCTGAGCCGTAACGGGCTGTTCTACCAGCGTGATAGGTTGTTCCTGATAGACGACAGCGGAAGGCTGTTCTGGAACGAGAATAGAGGCATTTGCGTCCTCTAGCGGAATGGACAAGTCAACCGTAGTGCCGGTCTTGTAAGTAATTTTTATGCTTATGTTCATGTTTGTAAGTGAGTTAGAAGCTTTCTTCCGTCATGGAAGCTTTAGCCATCGAGGAAAGGATCTCCTCAAGTTCCATGGTCTTGAAGCTCTGCCGTAGTTCCTCAAGAACCAGGACATCGTTGTAGTTGCCCGTTTCGTCGGTGCGATCCTCCATGCGCTGCAAGGTGGATACAAAGTTGCCGAGCAAGAGCGTCAAAGCCTCCAGTTCGGAAGGTTGACCGTGGACCGTAGCGCACACGATACCGTTGTCGTTGTCGCGCAAGATAAGCACTGCTGTTTTTGTATTTTGTGGGATTTCCAGTATATTTCTCATATGTTTTTAAGTTGCGCGTTGTCGAGTCGCGCCCCTCGTAGCGTGTTTCATGCGGCACTCCTCTAAATGCCTGTTGCAGGATCTCCATGCACACCATACGCAAATTATTTACCAAGACTATCCATGCCGTCCTTCAATAATTTGAAGAACAACTCAGGTGACATCGTAACTCGCCAAGGTTTGCGGTCTTTTTTATGCGCAACCACCCAATCTTTTTTATCACCGGCATCACGGGATGCCTGGGCAATAGCAGTCTCCAGATTGAGTGCCTGCACACATTTCACCTCAAAGTGAATGTTGGACAACTCTTCGCAGATGACATCGGGGGAATCGGTGCCACCTGCAAATTGTTGACCACGCCGAGCAGTAAATCCCGCAGCACGAAGTTCATCGCGCCACATGCGTTCACCTCTTGCTCCTTTTTGGCGGGCATTCATTACCAGCCAATTTCTTCGCTAAGGTCATCAGAGCTTGACAAAGGAATCTCATCCTCAACAGGAGGCTTCTCAGGCTTTGCACCGTCAGGGAAAAATGCCGAAAGACCTGCCTTGTATGCGCTGATACACATCGAGGCGACTGCCGCTTGAAAATGATCATCGCTAATCTTGATCTGGTCACGGATATATCCAGCGGCCTTGATGCACTCCACATAAAGCTGTGCTTGCTGGAACAGACGCTTGCGTGCAGCGGATGGATTTGGCGCAACTGAAGCAGTAGTTTGAGACTTGCCAGCAACATACTGAGCCACAGCAGGGCCAGCACCAGCATCACCTTCATAGATGCCCGCTTTGTCGGTGATCTTTAACTCGTTTGTATCGCTATGCTTGGAGTACTGAACAGCCAAGCCTTGCAATCCCTTGTTGCCTGCTTGCGACTTGATGGTCACGGTTTTGCCCACCAGACCCTGCATATCATCTGGAGTCCAGAATGATGCTCGGATTTCTCCCGTTGCGTCTTTAAGAATGCAAGCCTGCACTCTCCATGGGCCGTATTTCCCTTCGCCAGTCTTGGGAGGAAATGCAGCCTTAATCTGCACCTTCATTTCACCGATTACACTGCCATCAGCTAGATTGGCAATATCCTGAATTTTAGCTACTTTCATGTGTTTATGCTTAGTTGTAGGTCAGCTTGGGGGAGTGGCATCTGTGCCATTCCCAATCACCAAAGCTGCGCCTACACTATATCCTTACGGTTTCCCGTCGAGAAAACTTTACTTCTTTTTTTGGCAACAAGAAGATTTTTTTGCGTGAGCCTCTCTAATTGCTTGTTTTTGAACAGAATACGCAATAGCAACAGCCTGCTTTTGTGGCTTACCTGCGCCTATTTCGGCCTTGAGATTGGACGTAAAAGCCTTTTCGGAAGAAGAGTGTTTGAGTGGCATGGGACTAGTGTTTTGTGATTTCAATGGATGCTCCATTCAAGTTTGGATTGTCTTGTACTGTAAATCCATCACCAAGAACGGATTTTACATATTCCCTTAATTCCTTTTGAGAAAATCCTTTTTGGTATCTGTCTCCCACAATAAACCCGCCTGGTTCTGTGGATGGTGTTTTTATTTTAGCGGCAGATACATCCTGCAGGGTTCTTGCCGTGATTAACGCCTTGCCTTTAGGGGCCAAGATTCTTCCAATTTCTGACACAATAAAGCTTCGCACATTTGGTTTTACAACATTTAACACAGAAAAATTTGTGACGTTATTGTACGCACTAGATGGAATTTCTGCGCTGTCTGTAAATGTTACCTCTTGTTTGCCTTTCCATCTGTCTGGAAATGGCTCATATGAATCAGTATTAAATCCTTTTTCACGAAGAACATCTGCTCCAAGCCCTAGACCAGCACCATAATCTATGGTTTTGCCTTTTGAATTAAGCTGATCAGATGCTTTTGCGTATGTGTTTACTGTAGTTGCAATCTGCGTTTTTGCAGAACTTGCTTCAAACTCCATTGCGCAAATTGAAAGTTTGTTAAGCGCAAGCTTAGCCTCTTCGGCACTTTTGTAAACACCGTGAAGCGAGCCATCTGGGCGGTATAGCTTTTGAGATCTGCCATCCTTGCTGACCATACGCCATCCGGTACGTTTGTCCGTAGCCACAGATCCGTTTCCTAACGACTCTACAAGCACGTCAGCAGGTTGAAAGTTAGACTCCATGCTGTTGTACGCTTTATACTTGTACGGTACCTTAAAACCTTCACCCTCTGGTGCTGGGTTAATTACTTCCATACGGTCTAGACGACCATCAGAGATGGTGCTTGTGCCACCAGGACGACGAACTTCTTCACGGCCAGGAATAGCTTTGCGCATTGCCGCTTCAGCTTGCCGCGCTGAACCAATGTCCCAAGGAGGATTGTTTTCAAATTTAATCCCTTTGGCAGGAGCAATGTCACGCACAAGGTAAAGCATGTCTCGGAACTGTGCGCCGCGCTTTTCATCGCCTTTAAAGTACATGTCTCCAAACAACTTTGCAGTTGGCACTTTGGAAGCACCTTTATTTAAGTTGGCAACATATGCACCCAAAGCTTGCTGCATCTTGGCATGGCTTAAGCCAAGGCTTCTTGCGGTGTAACCCAAGTCTTTGGTGCGCTTAATGTAAGCAGGATTGTTCAAATAAGCGTTTAAGTTGTCGCGCATCTGATCGAGGTCGAGCCAACGCACACGCAAACCAGAGTCAGGCAACTTCTCGATTCCCCAAGGCACCACAAGCCGGTCTGTGACGTGATACCAGTCAACGACCTGCCCCTTTTCATTTAGGATCTCATGGTAACCACTCCAGCGCATTGGCGTGCCATCGTTTAAGCTTTTAGCTAACAAGTCAAGTGACTCACCCTTGCCAGCAAATGGCTGCACACCATCTGGTGTGGTGTACGTTTTAAGTTCTTGAAGCATCTCGGCAGATAGATGCGAAACATGCACAATAGATTGACCAACCTGCTTCTGTTTTTCCTTAAACCGATTAGGAGTCAGCTTGTCAGTAACGTCTTGAGTAGAAAGAATTCGTTCTCCAAAGATCTTTCTAAATTCAATATCTGATGCATTATGAATCTTTTGACGTTCTTTTAAGTTCTTGCCGTATTCATCAGCAAAGCCAAGTGCCTGCACGGCTTCTAGCTTACGAGCGTCAGGAATGGCCCTTAAAAGCGTTGGGGTCTGGGTAACTTTTGAAGCATCCTCTACTGATTTAATTGGCGTCTGTGAAACAATCTCAGCCTCTACTGTGGGCGGAGTAAATTTAATCAGAGTATCATTTGGCACCAAAGGAGACTGGACTGGTGTAGGAGCAGTAGTTGGTTTTTCTTTTGGTTTAGTTGCCGGCAACGGTGCCCTAACAGCAGTAGGTAGATCCCGAGTTGCAACCTCTACAACAGCAGCAGGAGCAGGAGTTTTTGTTGGCGTAACCTTAGCAGGCTTTGTAGGTTTAGGTTTGGCTCCAGGCTTATAGTACGGATTAGGAGCCTCAACCATTCCAGCACCACCAGCATCAATGAAGATGGTAGGGTTGTTGCTACCACCTTCACGCCGAGTGCGTTCCATTTCATCCAACACCTTTTGCACAAGTCGAGTGCGTGTTGGTGCATCAACCACATCAACAGATCTAGTAACAGCAGTGTCAGCAATCTCTAGCAACCTGCCGGTGGTCATTGGTGGCCCAGAAGGCACTGTAGTACCTGCCATTCGCTCTTCAGCAGCAGTGTATCGATCCGATGGCACAGGAGCTTGAATGCCCTGTACAACGCGCCTGCCTTCCACATCAATAACCGTTTCAGGTGGTGCGCCAAACACTGCGCTAACAACTCTAGGTCTTGGAACTTCTGTTACCGGCCTAAAGCCTTCAGGTGGCCGATTTGTGGAGTTACGATGCTCATCTAAAAATCTAGACGCCAAAGCATCCCATTCAGGAATAACGATCCGTTTACCATCCCGATAAAAATGACCAGTGATTGGATCAACAACTCCACCGTGCGCACGCGCTTGTTCTGTTCCAAGTTCACGAAACAAGTTATCCGTGACGTTCCTGAATGCAGACTCCCAGACGTTAGGAACCTTATCTCTTAAGAAAACGTCAGGATGTTTGTTTTGTGCCCAGTTTTCAAAGTAGTACGCACCAAACTCCTCAGTAGCACGCGCCAACATCGCGGCCCTATCAGCAGGTGCAATATTGCGGTCATCAAGTGCCCTGAAAGTTGTGTCTATTAATCGTTGACCTTCAGGTGCCCTGCGTCCGTATGTTTCCACAAACGAGCGAAACTGCGCACCTTGCTCGCTAGCTGCAAACTTATCTGGATCAAATTTGGTAATATCACCAAACAACTGCTCGCGCATCTGCTTGGCAAATTCATCACCCACTAAAGCATGAAATACTTCGTGAGAAGCAGTGGATGCTTTCATGCGATCTACGTTAAGTAGAATCGTAGGATTACCATCAGCACCAGTGAAAATGGTTACGCCATTGTACTTGGTGCCTTGATTATCTGGCATCGAGAACTTGTCGTCATGAAAAACAACCTTTGCTCCAGACTCTTCAGCGGTCTTAGTAAGCGATAGAATACGGGACAGTTCCTTGCCAGAAAACCGCTCAACAGCCTTTGCTCTTGCTGCTTTGTCATTAACTTCTACAAGAATGAACGAGTCGGATACACCCACAACTTCTCCACTACGATCAAGCACTTCAGTCTGTTTTAGAAAATCAACTGTAATCGTATTTGGACGTTCGTTATAGTCGCGCGCAAAGTCCTTTAAAACACGTTGCTTATATGCCTCTCCGGTGATTTGTGATTTTGCCCCAGCTACCGTACCAGCAACAGCACCAAACCCAGCACCTCCGCCGGCAGCTTCAGCAGCACCCTCCAGCGTACCTTCCATTCCGTAGCCAATTGCTCCGCCAATAATGGAACCAGCAATTGCACCTTGGGCAGCACCCTTAAGTGTTTCTCCGATTGGAATGCCATACTTTGCTGCTGCTTCAGCCACTTTCCTGCGTCCGTAGGTTGAGCCTTGAGATGCAACACTTTCCAGCGCAGAAACCTGTCCACCTCCACGTTGAGCCGCAATATCAGCAGCTTCTTTAGCAATTCCAGAAAAGAATTCAGCAGCCTTGGCAAAGCCTTCTCCGAGTCTGGCAGTTGCAGAAACAGCTAGTGGAGCCAATCCACCAACAGATCCAAGAGCAGCATTTAACAGCACATACGTTCCTGCTGCACGCTCAAGATTACCCATCCAGTTTCCAGCTTTTTTAGCTGTGTTTAGAACATCTTGTGTATGTTGAGTAGCCTCCTCAAGAAGTTGCTGTGCTTTAGCTGGATTAATATCAATAAGTTTTCCCGCTTCTTCTCGCGCTCCTGTAAGTACCGCATCAGTATAAGCCTGCGCTCCGCGTTGCCAGTCTGCAAGGTAACTAGTGGCTCTAGCAGCAGTCTCTGTAGTTTCAAACACAGTCTTAGCCATGCCTGCCGTTTTAGCTTCTGCTGCCATCTGCTTGCTAGTTTGCTCAAGCAATTCAGCTCCTGTCATGCCAGCCCTAGCTGCACCACCAACAAGTTTGGATGCTGCCATTCCCACAGCAAATCCATCAAGAACATAACTGGCACCTTTTGCAACCTTAGGATCTACGCCACCAAAATCTTTAAGCTCACGAATCATTGGCATTTCGCCAGACTCAGCCATCTTCATGGCAGACTGCATGTCCCTGGCATTAAGGAACTGCTCGTAGCGTTCTTGTGGCGTACCTGTGCCAGTAATGAACGACTTTAGTTTAAATAGAGGACTCTGTGTGTTTTCGGAGTAAGCCAGCATCGCAGGGAATGCCATCCCCTGCGCAGAACCCTCAATCAGCGAGTTAACAACTTTTTGAAACTCACCATTAGCAGCAAGTTTACCTCCCGCTACTACAGCACCACCAATATCATCCACCAGCATGTGCTTCAGCCCTTTACCAAAGGCAGATACAGCATCAAATCCTTTTTCAACAATACCACGCTGATCATCTTTTCCTAATTCAGCTTGATATGCCTCAAGTTTTAAGAAGTCTTGATACGATGGTCGATAGTCAATTGCGTTGTAGCGTTGAGTATCTTTGAAAACATCCTCTCCGTTGCGCGGATACAAGCTATCAATGTCAGCTTTAATCTGCTCATCAGTAGCGTCATCTGGATACTCCAGCGTTGCATCACGGTTAGGAATGTAGATTTGCTGTGGCATATTAAGGTGTATCAATAAACTTACCACCAGGTCCAATTACCCTTGATCTTGTTTTTCTTGCTTCTGGAGCAGTTGCCGATTGTACTTGTGGTTTTTCTCTTGTAACACGCGGAGCTACAGATATTGGAGTGCCATATCTTTGATCAACTTTTCCAGCATATGGCTTTTGTAAATCTGGCCCTAAAAAGTTTTGAGCAGTCTCAGGACTAGATTTAAGTGCAATCTTGTTAAATGACAGATTGCTTTGGCTTTGCAGGGTGTGCATCACATCAACAAGCGTCTTTTTATAGCTCGCTAATTGATCTGGAGTGCTTTCAAATATTCCCTTCCCTTGTTTTAAAAAATTTCCAAAATTAACCCATTGTCCTGTTGCGCCACCCATTAACCGGTCTGCTTCTCTCTCGGCAACGGCATCTGAAGTTCCCATGATACCATTGACTGTCTTAAGCCATGGGCCGGATAATTCTCGAATTATATTTGCAGCATGATTTTCTGGTGAAACTCCTTTTGGAATAGGAGCATCAATTGCTTTTAATTGCGAAGATATGGCATCTGCAATAGAAGATCTTTTTGTATTATCGTTTAGCAATTCTTTTCCAAGAGCTTCAACGTGCGGACTTACTTTTGCAAATTCTTCAGTTCTAATGTTATTTGCTGCTAAAGAAGCATCTACTTCTGACATTAAAGATTTGCGAAAATCTTCTCTTTCGTTTTGTGGCAATAGCCTTGCCATTTCATTTATTTTCTCAATAGATTGAGATTTAAAATCTAATCCCTTTTGCTTTTTTTGATTATAAACATCTTCAGGAAATTGAAAGTTAGGTTGTGATTCAACTGGCTGGGATACTGGTTCAGCTTGTTGAAACTGAGGTTGTCCAACTGGTTGACCGGCAATCAAGGATTCATCTGCATTCAATGGCGCGCCTGTGCGTTGAGAAGACTGATAAGCCGCCTGCGCAGATATAGGCGCACCAGCACGGGGAGCATCTTGTGGCCGAGTTTCCGTAAAGTTTTGAAGTAACCATTCGCCTATATTGCCCATAAATTATTTATTCCAAATAATATCACCAGCATTATTTAGTGCTGCTTCTCTTCGCGCTGAACTATATGCATTCCATGCACCAATTCCAACCTTGCTATTACGAACTCTTGTCTTGTCAAGTTCGCTTAAATTTCCAAATGCAGTAGGATGCTCTAAATCAATTCCATTTTCTGGAAGTACAAGCTCCGTATTTGATTGAGTAGGTGTAACAACAGGTTGATTTGTCGCTGGTTTGGTATTGTCGCTAAGTGTTTGTGCGGCCCACTGTTTAAAACCGTTTAATTTTTCATTAAATGTTGCTTGATTTCTGGATGCTGCTTGACCTTGTCTTTGCAACTCTTCTGCTTTCGCATAATCGTAAGCGGCAGCAGCAGGCGCAGTTGTCCAGCCAGGATTATATTGCCCTTGCAACTTTGTCATCTCCTGTTGCTGCAAATATTGCCTGCCAATAGTAGCATATTCCTGAAGTGGACCAAGAAGCTTTTGAGAAAACTGTGCGCCACCCATTTGACCGTGTTGACCAATAGTATCACGAAAACTACTCAACATATCTACTCGCTCTTGACCGCTAATCCCAAGTATTTTCTTGGACATTTCCTCGTTACCAAGGAGCGTTTCGGTCATCTTATTGGATGCTTTGGCGGTATCATAATTAGCATAAGCTTGGCCAACAGCCTGAATGCCAGCTCCAATACCTTTGCCAAGGGACTCGTAACCAGACTGGATGGAACGCCCAATGTTAGCGCCGGCCTCTAGGAGACCTTGGCCCATCATTGCCTGCGCTTGCGGAGCAGGACCGCTATAAAGATCTTTTGGTTTCATGCAGCTTCTTTCTGGCTTCTAAGCAAAGTGGACTTCCTTTTTCAAAACGTGAACAAGCTTGTGGACGATGCTCGTATATCGAGCAAGATACTGATTTGCCAACTGTACCACACAATGCGATACACCTGCTATTGTTTGTTTTGAGCAGCGGATAATCATCTCGTATAAACTCTTTAGGGATTCCGATGGCATCACTCTTGTCCTTTCGCAAAATTGGCCAGCTCCACTTGTGACTGCAACAAGCCCCGCAAGTCTTGCAATCCAGTCCTGACGTTACAATAGGGGACAACTGGTTGCTCGTGCAGGACGTTTTCATGTAGGTTTTCTACATCAATGCCAAATTTCGGGCAATAAACAAACTTACCTTCGCGCTTATCAACGCACCTAAAACAGGCATGAACATAGTCCGAGTTGTACTGCTTGTCCTTTTTACTGACTACGTTCTCATCGTACCGATTCTGATCAAATTTGATTTGGTTAATGTGCATCCAATCAGCCACATCCTCATCAGTCCACTCCCGTAACGGGAACCACATTTGTGTAATGGCACCGATATACTTCATGTCAACCTCTAGCGGGATTTGACCGGTGATTGGATCTTCATCAGAAGACTTGTGCCCACAAAGAAGAACATCAAAGTCACTAATTACAAAAGCCTTTGGCCGGTTAAGCCATTCCTTCCCGCACACCCAGGGCTTATCTTCCTCAAATGGCTCGGTGCCGCGCATTACCTTAATGGCACCATCACCGGCAGAATAGGTCTCACAAACGTCAATGCGGCCATTTCCGTGCGTTAAAGCAACGGACTGTGGCACCCAGTCATGCACGGTTATATTTAACTCCTGCTGCACCTCATGATGATGCTTGTACTTCTCTGGAAGAAATGGAAGTTTCCAGTGAATCACCTCAATATCAGGACGTTCTTCACGGGCAATATCAAGCAGCACAGTGCTATCTTTGCCACCACTCCAAAGCACGGCAGGCCGTTTTGCGTGTTTAAGTGCAAGTTGAATTGCAGATACCGATTTTACTTTTGTTGATAGTTTCATTAAAATGCTATACCAGCACCCATCAATGCTCCACCTGCAATAGATCCAAACATGCTAGACTTTCCAGCATTTGATGCCGCATTAGCCTGGGCCTGCGCTCCAGCTAGGTTCATCTGCGCGTTATATGCACCATAAATGCTTCCCATTCCAGTCTGGCTCTCTGGGTTAAACAACGCTGGTCCAGACTGCTGCTGACTCATAAGCGCATTCTGTGATGCCTGACCGCCAAATGCACCAGCATACATAGGCTGTTGGTAGAACGAAGCTAGACCAGGCGCAGCGGCTTGCTGCTGATACTGGCCGAGCTGCATGCCAGTGCCTAGCAATTGCTGTTCGCGGCCCTGCCGGTACTGATAGCGATTCAAGACCTCGGCAAGATTTGCCTGTTGGCCAAGCGCAGTGCCACGAGCAGCATATCCAGCGCGAGTCTGTTGCTCGATAGAACGCTGTTCTTCAGGTGACAGATTTGTTCCATTCGCTTGTAGCTGCTGTAGCTTCTGCTGGCCATAGTTCTGGATGGCTTGATTGATGTCGTAGGTGCCACTTGCCTGCTGAAAAGACTTAAGATACTCGGGAGCCTGCTCTTGAAGTGCCTTTTGCTGCGCGGCCTGCTGGCTACGCATGTAGCTAGCTTCAAGCTCAGAATAAGAGGGCTGTAGCTGCTTATAAAGCGCAAGCTGATCGGCAGCAGACTGAGCTTCAATTTGGCCCTGTAGCTTCTGATATTGCGGCTGAAACTCAGCTTCCTTGGCGTATACCTGTGGAGCAAGATCAATTTGAGCCTGCAAGATGGACCGCATCGACTCTTGATAATTAGGTGCTGCCGGTGCTTGGATTGTTGTGCTTTTTGAGCCTCCCATAAAATAGTATTCTTTCTAATTTGCTTGCAGTTAATTCAGTTGAGTTGCCTCTCCTCCAAGCATGAAACTCATACACGGGACTTGAACGTGATTGTAAGAAGTTTGATATGAGTTCTGCAAGTGCGTATTTATTGACGGCCCAGACCATGTGTGCAGTCCACACACCATCCCTGCCTTGCCAGTGCCAGTCGAAGTCCCTACAGCCTGGATGTGCCGTTGCAACGCCGGCAATGATGCCATCCTGCTCTGACCAGAACAACCCGCTATGAATAGCGTAGAAAGCAATATAGTTGGCGCACTCATTGCGAGTAACGCGCCCAAGTAAATTGAGATTTTCTTTAGATTGTTCATAAGTTAAATCAATTATACGCTCGTATAACTCAAGCGTTAATTGCTTCATTATTTTTTAGTTTCCAAAAATTTGAACACACACAAGTGCGCTATCAACTTCTGCTGAAAAATTGTAATTTGTTACGCGCAACCACATTGAAGTTGTAGTTGGAGTAACTAATACTGCTAATAATCCACAAAACGGAACTGCGACAGATGGATTGCCTGAACTACTTGGTTGCGCGCTTAATGTAGCTGTATAATTTATATCACCTAAAGCGGTTGCAAAATTTACTGAGTAAACTCCTGCGCCATATTTTGTAATGCTAGAAACATTATACGAAGAATTAATTGTACATCCTTGAAATGTTATACTTACTGCAAATATTGCTGTTGTGGCAATAGTTTGAATTGTAAACGAAGTGTCGTTAATTCGCGTTATAACATATGCGCCAACAGCAACACCTGTAAGCACATTGACAGTATTTCCAGTAATTAAATTATGGTTTGATGCAGTTGAGATTGTTGCAGTTGTGCTGCCAGATGCCCTAGTGACAGTTGATGTTCCACCTGCCCATGTTGCAGAAGTTGTGCCGTCAAAGTTAACCCATGCTTTTGCAAGCCCTGGCCTATTGTCAGAATACTGCTTTGTTACAGCCTGAAGGGCACTAACGGGATCTTTAGATAGTGTTATGACTGCTGCTGTAGTTAGGGTAACATTTCCGCTTACCGTTCCTCCAGTTACAGCAAGAAAATTTGCATCAACATGTCCTTTGGAAATAGCTTGCAATGCGCTCACCTGCTGTGTGGAACCAAGCACCAACTGCGCTCCCGTTGTAAGAGGGATAGTGCCATCTGCTCTTAAAGCCCCCACGGCATCAAGCGCACTGGAAATTGTTGTTTTCTTTAACGAGCCGGCCTTGTTAATGAGGATGGCATCCGTTGGTGCTGCAGTATCGGATACTTGATCTGAGATAGCCCCAGGCAGCAACACGGCACTATCAACGTGTGCGTTAAGATTTATGGCGGTGACCTGATCGCCAGTTGCAAATGTAGTTCCTTTTTGTATTTGAGCCATACTTATTCCTCAGAAATCATGTTTCGATTAGCGGTTATTGCATATAGCGCAGCACTTTTCAATGCTGGTCTTCCGGTTATAAACTGCACTTCCATATCCATGCAAGCACCTCTTAATGCGATTCTTGGTCGAAGCGTTGAATCTGTTGTTGCTGATCCAGTAAATTGATACGCAAGAATTGTTTCCGCCACATCAGGATCATGTGTTCTGGCGTAAAGATTTATAAAATTACCAGCAGAATTGTTGAATTGATATTCAGCACGCAAAAACCTTTTTTCGTTCATGGTGTCAAAGGTGTATTGCCTTGATCTTAAACGAGCATCAATTGCTTCAAGCCGTGGAGTTCCACTTGTTATTGTTGCTGGTAATGTAAATGGAATTACAGGAGTTCCAGTAATAGAGGAAAATTGATCGCCACCTTCATTTTGCTCAGTAAGAAAAATGCCACCAAACTGTCCAGATCCAGCGAAATTAGTCAGAATAAACATTCTGCGCTTTTGACCGTACTGAGATATTTGAATATTATCAATATACATTCCGGTTGGATATGTATCTATAGTTTCCCAAGCTTGATTAAGCGTATTATAAACAATGATTTTGTCAGGCCGCGTGCTTGAGCCAGTAGGAATTGCTATAAAAAATCTGTTGTCGTAGTAGCTAGAAACAGACTTGTTTGCATACTGGAAGTTTACATTATCAAAAAAATCATCAATAGGTTCACTAAGTGGCAACGTATTTCCAATCAGCTTTAGATCAAGCTGTGGCGATAGCATATGCACGCCTTTACCAGATAAGAACAGCACAAACTGGCCGGCAGATACGATACTCTTGCGAGACAAACAACCAATCTGAGTTGTTACCACAGTGATCTGACTCATGTCAGCAGCAGCAGGATCAAGCCTGGGATCAATGAATGCTATGAAAATTGACTTGGCCATGAACACCAAGAAGTTGTTCTCAACCCAAGGCAACACGCCAACAATAGTATCATTGCCGCCTTGGTTAATAATAAAATTGTTTAACGTAAAGTCAAAATTTTCGGACAGAATATCACTAACAACAATTTCATTGTTTGAGATCTTACAAACAATTCTATTTTGAAAATACAAACCAAAGTCAGAAGGTGGTATAGAACCAAACTGTGGCGTATATCCAGTTTGAGTTTGTACGTTGTTGTTAATGGACGTTTGTGGTGCAACAATCAGGCTATTAGAAACACCATCCCAAATAAGCGGAGGCTTAACCTTAACTACACACGCATGATACGGTTGTCCTGATGCTGTAATTGTAGATCCAGTATTATTGGTATATGAAAACTGAAACGATGTAGTTCCAGTAACTTGAGTTACAATAAACGTATTGTTAAATGACGAATGTTGCGCATCAGTAATATTAAAAATTGTTACCTCATCACCAAGCGCATAAGTTGTGAAAAGCGAGTTTACCCAAGTGGCAGTCACAGTCACAGTAGCACCATTTGCTACTGTAGCATGCGTAAGATTTAATGCACAGGTAGTAGATGTGCCGCCAGTGCCATATCGAGTTTCAGTTTCTTGACCTCTAAAGATGTAGAGCTTACCAAGAGCTTGCACCACATCCACTATACCTCCAGATACTATGCCGCGAGTATAGCTGTTCTGTGTTGGGAACGTCTTTGCTACTGAAAGCGTTGCTGTCTCGGTATTGTACAGGTACAGCGAGTCAGTAAACACAAGTACTATGTTATCTTGCCCATTAGCATCCACATAGTTTCCCGCACCAACCATGACCTTGTTATTAAGGGTGGTATCCGTGAGCCTAGAACACCCTTTACGCGGCTGTGCAGTGCCACGCTGTAGTCGCATATTAAATGAAGCTTGAGCAAAACCTGGCTGAAGATTCGACGGGTCTAAGCGACTGTTGAATCCAATGAAGTTGTTATCAACCTCCTGCAGTACATTGCTGGCAGCTTCAGGCTTTGGCATATTAGGACTTTACTGCTTGAGATCCTTGACGCACCCACATGGTTGTTTGTGCAGGGGCCGGCATGTCGCCTTCGCTATCAGACTCGGCAGCATTATCAACGATCATGCGGTCAATTAACTTGATGGCTGATTGAAGAGTGTCGCGCAGATCAAGCATGGTTTGAGTTTCCATACTTTCATGCTCGGAATCCATGCTATCTTCTTCTCCGTATCCACAATCAGAGCAGCATCCATTTGAACCTACCTGCTCTCCACAATCAGGACAATAACTCTTAGAGGCAAGAGCCCCAAGCGAACCGAGTGCGAGCATCAATTTTTTCATAAATCAAGATCTTTGGAGGGTATATTACAAGAAAACACAAATCAATCAACTATCATGCAATTCTATAATGCTTAGTTATTAAAGTTTTACCATCTGAAGTAGTAGTTCTAAATTTGCCAATCTCAGCTTTTTTATGACGAAGCAATCTTGATACAAAATGATGATCTCGTCCTGTTTCCTCACAAATTTGCGACATGGTGTACCACCCCTCATTTTCTGGGGGAAAAGGCACGTTAATCTCATCCACCAACTGTTTTAGCCAACCTACATTGGCAGGCGGAACGTCCCGTTTTTGGTCTCTTTTGCTAGCCATATTATTGTCTCGTTGTCGCAAAATTCACCCCAAGCAAAGCCTCGGCTCCATGACGTTGTTGCCCTTCGATTTGCAGCATAGCCTGCTTGCTTGGGATCACCGAGCCAACCCACGCAGTAGCCCGTAGGATGCGCTCTATTGCGTCCCTCTGCTTGTGTTACCCTGTGCAAGTGTGCTATCAGCACCTTGTTGTGTGTTCCTGTGCAAATAGCCTCCGCGTGATCTCGTACAGCCATTTCGTTGACCATGTATCCATGACCGGCGAGCGTGTCTCCAAATGGAAACCAGCCGTCCTGAAAGTTGTAATCTATCACTTTGCATTTAATCTCTCGCGCACGATCTTGAATCTGTTGATATACGCGGCATGCTAAGGCGGAAATGATGGCTTTAGGCGACTCCATTAAATGTCGGAGTCGAGCCTCATGGTTGCCAAGGAGGTATACTTGTGGGCGAAGCTGCGAGAGAAATGAAAGTCCATCGTTTAAGTCTCCCTCTGGATCTACAGCCTCATCCGGACTGCCAGCAGATCCGCTGCGGAGACACGCTAAGTCGATGGCATCACCTAAATGTATAGTGAGCTGTGGCTTAAATCGCTCCTTAAATGCCAGCACCTGACGCAATAACGCTTGATCTGCGAGATGCCCGTGCGAACAACCAACCGCAAGGAATCTCTTCCATTTGCGAGTTACGTTCATGCGGTTGTAAATAAATCTGCTTCACGATCTCGCCTCAATCTTAAGCCACGGGTATCGGGCCATAGACGTTTCATTTCACGAAACAAATCAGGAATCTTGTCTAATTCGTTATTTGCCAGTGCTACCTTGATTTCTAGCATTTCTTGGCGGCGAGGTCCGTTGAGTGAATTGCCGCGGTTAAACACTAAAGACAGTAACGCAGCAGTCTGTTCCGGTTCAATAGAGTCAGCTTGAGGATATATTTTAAGCATCTGCGCATAAAACTTAGGCACTGTTACCTGCTTAAACACATCAAGTGCCGCGCTCCAAGAAATAGTCATATCCTTAATCAGCGGCAATTTGGCGTGTGCCGCTTCGCCTTTAAGGCCAGATACTGCTACTAACCGAGCAAGATCGATGCGGTCAACGTGACCGCTCCAGTCGCGGCTAATTGTGCTGGCATCGTTATATCCGCAATCGTATCCAATGCCTACAGTTATGCCAGATGCCTCTCCAGGCCATTCAGGATGCTTGTTGTACTCGCTTTGTCCGCCTGTTTCTTGGTCGATTATGAACTGTATTCCTTTGCTGTTTAGATTCATGGAAAGGTTTTGGTTTCGGAAAAAGTAGTGCAACAGAAATAAAATTACATGCAACAGCAAAACTCATAAGAGTTTCAGTTGGAGTTGGATCATAAGCTGTAATTATGTTTCCAATTGCTGCACAGATAGTTATGCAAAGTCCAGCCTTACGAATAAAACACAACAAGGGCGAATCATGCACATCGCTGCGCTTGTCTAGCCAGATCCGCCACAGCAAATAATACACTGCACTTGCAGTGCAGATATTAGCGACTGCGTTTAGAAAGACGTTCGGAGTCCACATATCGGTTAACGATTCGTTCAACAACTCGTAATCCTGCGAAACCGAGTAAAAATGCAGTGGCATAACTATATTGTGTTTCGTTAGCTACGTTCATCCATTTAAGAACAAGCGGAGTTAAATAATTGGCAGATGCTGCTCCTCCAACAATAGAAATAGCAGACTGCCAAATTGTTTGCTTTTCATGCCTAGCAGACGTTGTAAGCAAAGCGCCAAACAAACCTGCAATGGCTAGAGAAGCATCAACTCCGTATTCTTTTAAGCTCATTTGGAAGGTTGTTGGTGGCTAGCTCCGTAGTAAAAAGCAATAACTGCTGTGACAGCCCCAGTGAGTTGGCCCAGCAACATGGTCAACGTCTGGTTATCCCACAATTTCATATCTCCTGTTAATAGCAGGCATATAATTATGAGAAACGTGCCCACCAAGACAAAGCCAAGTATTGCTGGCACTCTTGAGTTGGTGGCAACTTGCATGGCTCTAGCATCAGCTCGATCCACCTGAGCTAGCTTCTCGGCCTCAATTCCTAATTCCGCCAGCCTCTGTTTAAACACTTGATCAGCAGTCTGCAGGGCAGCAATCTGCTCTGGCGTTAGGCTATTACCAGCAAGTGCTTTTTCTACCGATGCCTTGGTTTTGTCTGATAAGCCAAGCGCATTGCCGATTGCCTCTGCAGCAGCACCACCAAGTGGACCGCCCAGAAGCGAACCAATGGTAGGAATGATTTTATTAAGCCACTCCATATTCTGGCTTTTCGTCCCAATTTAGCGTGCTTTCATTCCAGCAATACTTCTTGCCATCTTGTGGCAATGGCACTGGAGCTTCCCACAGCCATGTGGCTGTTGAGAGCGTCCATGATGGGAATGGTTTAGGCTCGATAAATACGTCATTTTCATGATCGTAAGTATGTCCAACGCCAGCAAAGTTGCCACGAAGCGCAACTCCACCATCAGGATTGCCATCAGGCCCGTAATGCACGTTTCCAGACGTGTTGTAGGATGTTTTGATCCATTGACCTGGAGAATTGTCAATAAAGGTGTCAAAGAAATCCTGTTCAGCGACAATCACTTGAACAACTGTTCCGTTTACGACTTTTGCAAAGTGTCCCATATTATGCTGTGTAAGTTCCCGATGCTGTGAATTTAATGACAGTAGTTCCGCCAAATGTTGTTACTGTTGGTGCGCCAGTGACGGCGCCAGTGTAAGTTGCTGTTGGAAGCGATAGAATAACCACACCACTGCCTCCTGCTCCAGATGCACGGTTGCCATCTGATCCGCCACCACCTGCTCCAAGGTTGGCAGTGCCTGCAGTTCCTGCTGCAGAGTTAGAAGCGGCTCCTCCGCCACCTGTTCCACCAGTTCCAGCCGTATTGTTTCCACAACCACCTCCGCCACCGGCATAAGTAACGCTTGAGCCAGTAATGCTATTAGCAAGGCCGGCTCCACCATTTGCTCCAAGACCTGCAGTTACGTAGGTTGCACCCACTGCGCCTGCCCCTCCTCCTCCTCCGCATGTTCTAACATTGTCTCCACCACCACCATTGTTGCCTTGGCCTGTTGTGCCAGAAGCAATTGTCGTATTAAATGATCCACCACCAGATCCACCAGCAGTACCTGCTGCTGTTCCTCCTCCTCCTCCTCCTCCAAGGCAGGTAAGAATTGTTGAGCCTGCTACTAGCGTTGTATTATTGCCAATACTGCCAGTTGCTATTGATGCTGCTGCGCCACCTGCGCCAACTACCGCAGACACAACTGTACCTGTAGTTAGTGCAACAGATCCAGTCAAGTATCCACCTGCTCCACCACCACCACCTTCGCTCACTCCTGTTGTTCCACCACCACCAGATCCTCCGCCGGCAATGGCAAGGTACGATGCAACTATTGGGCGGCTGAATATTGTGCCAACAGTTAATGTTGTTGTGCCTACCGTAATATCAGAGTCACCTGCCACTGCTGAGTAGATGGAGGCTTTTTGGGATTGATATATTGTTCCACGCGCAAATGTTACTGTCATCCCATTGCGCACTGTGCCGCTAAACCAGTTGGGGCGAGTCCAGACTGCCGCCACACTGCCAGTGCCCAGTGTTGTGATAATCCAAGGCCCATTCTGGGTCGAGTCAGTTTGGTTAGAATTAACAACCAAATCACCCAGTGCCAAAGTATGTGAATCTACTGCTGTTTGAACACCAACAGCAAAGGTAAGTGTAGTTGCAGTCGCTACTGACACAGTTAACCCCGTTGCATTACGTACAGTTGCAAAGAAACCTGTGCCATCTGGAAGCGCATATCGGGCACCAGAAGATCCAACCAAGTAGGCATAAGTGCCATCCCACTCAATATCGTTGGCAGCCGGAGTTGTTTTTAGGACAGACGCAGCACCAAATGCAGCAGGAGCCTGAGCGGTTGTGCCGGCAGCAAACAACTGCTGATACGTATTGCGCTGTGATGTGGCGTTAGCAATTACAGTTAGCGAAGTGGTGCCAACCGTGATATCCGCATCACTTGGCGTTGTTGGCACAAGGATTCGCGTTGCTCCTTGGAAAGTGGTTCCACGGAAGATGTTAAATGCCATCGAGCCACGTACTGTGGAGCCTTGAAACCAACCTGGGCGAGTCCAGACAGCAGCAACACCAGCAGTACCCACAGTCGTAACGATCCAAGGACCGTTCTGGGCTGGGGCCGCTTGAGCGGTCAGCAAGATCGTGTCGTAAAGAGCCAGCGTGTGCCCGTCAATGGCTGCCTGAACGCCAACAGCAAAAGTTAGCGTTGTTGCCGCTGGAGTTGCTACTGTTAGTGCTGCATTTTGCAGTACCGTAATATGGAAAATAGCGCCATCAGCCAACCCGCGTCGATTGACGTTAGTTGCTGGAGTCAGGTAAGCGTAAGTACCATCAAACTCAAACCCACCTGCTACTGGAGTGGTCAAAAGCGACGGTGCAACGGAAGTTCCAAGTCGGAACGGGCTGATTAATGCAGTATTGTTTGGGAATGTTTGAGTGCTGCTAAATGAATTTGCTCCAGTAGTTGCTGCTGTTGTCTTGGTGATCGAATTGAACGTAGTCAACGGAGTCTGACCAACTACAATATCAGCATCAACGGCAGTTGTGGGATATACTATCCATCCAAGGCTTTGCGAAGTTGTTCCGCGCTGAACGATATTAAGTTGTGGGTTAACTGTTCCAGTAAACCACGTTGGTCGAACCATCACTTGCGATACGCCAGTAGCGCCTGCAACACTACATTGCCATGCTCCATTAGTTGGCGTTGGAGCCTGCGAAGAAAACAAAACTACATCACCAACAGCAACCGTATGTCCTTCCAATGCTGCTTGCGCCCCAGGCGGATACGTGAACGTGGTATTTGAAGTGTTGTAAACCACTATTGCCGCAGCGGTTAAGGTGGCACTAGCATTTGCGCTTAACACAAACTGAGTTGAGTTTGTGATGCTCGCAATGGCACATCCTGCCAAAGCAGTTGTGCCAAAAGTCATACCTATTGCAAGTAACGAAGTATCTCCAGTTGTAAGAGTTACTCCAGTCGTGCCTGTTGTGACACTTGCGGCATATGGTCCAGCAAGAGCAATTGGCGCTTGTGTAACAGATGCTCGGACTGTGGTATAGTGGATGGGAATTCCCAAATTAAACCGTGCAGTACCAGCGTCAGTTGCACCAGTTCCACCATTGGCAATTGCCACAGTTCCGGTTACGTTAGCAGCAGTGCCAGTAGTATTCTGGTTGAGTGTTGGCACATCACCTGCCTGAATTGCAGACAACAATGTATCCGTTCCATTGCTGCGAAGGTACTGTCCAGATGCCTGGGTGCCTGCTAGTGCCGTTAATGCTGCTTGATGCGCAGTTTGTCCTGTGCCGCCATTTGAAATGGCAATAATTGCGGACGTTGCTACGGCACCAATGCTTGATGGGGTTATAGCAGAAACTTGAGCCGTTGTGGCAAGATAGCTAAACGCGCTGGTAGCAATAAATCCTCCAGCTTGCGAAGTGGCAAGCGCACCAATTGCTGATGGGGTAATTCCCAATGCATTAATTGCAGCAGCACTTGTAGTAGATCCAGTTCCGCCATTTGCAATCCCAAGTGTGCCGGCTAGTGTTACAGCGCCATTTGTATTAATACTCGGAGTCAGTCCAGATAAGGTCGTTACAAAAGAAGCAACACCGGACGCAGCAGCAGCAAACTGAATGAAATTAAGTGAAGTAACCCCAAAGTTAATGGGAGCAGGAGTCTGCTGTACCCAAGCTGTATTAACTAAGGTTCCAGCAAGGATTAATACAAAGTCACCAGCCTGCACTTCATTGGTGCCAGACCCGCTGGTATCGTAATCTGCTGCGCGGGTTAAAATGTATGGCTGTGAAGAACCATCACCCTGTTGCGTGACAACATAAATACCGTTTTGAAATGTGCTTGCCTGATCTTTAACCAAGATGCGCTGACTAACAGACACTGTAGCCCCATCAACTTGCAGGACAGCGTTTGTAGAGCCAGTCAAAGTGGCATTAACGCCAACTCCGGCGCCACCAGGCTGATTGTAGGTAGCGGATGGTGACAGCGCAGCGAGTGTTGCATAATTACAAGCATCATGGAAGTTAATGCCTGATCCAATTGCATCAGCGTACTCTTTGTTAACAATGTCAGAAGCACCAGATGGTACAGTTGATACCGTTCCAGACGTTAAAGCTACAGAAGTAATATCTGTATTTGCTCCAGAGGCAGCTACTCCAGACAATTTGGAAATTGGAAGTGTCGGAATGTCTGAACTAACAAGTGCAGCCAACGTGATGTTGGTGCCATTTCCCTTAAGCACTTGGTTGGCAGTAACTGCACCGGCCAGTGCATTTAATGCGGATTGTTGAGTGGTTGCTCCAGTGCCACCTGAGCCAATGGCAATGATTTGGGAAGTTGCAAATGCACCAATAGACGCTGGGCTAATTGCGGCAACTTGAGAGGTAGTGGCAAGGTAACTTAGCGCGGAAGTCGCAATGAACGATCCAGCTTGGGCGGTGCTGAGAGCACCAATGCTAGCCGGCGTGATTGCCGCCAACTGCAAGGTCGTTGCTAATCCTTGAATTTGTAGGGTGCTGGCAGCACCAATAGATGCTGGAACCAATCCCGCAACAGCCGAACTAACAGCCGTTACACTATCAATGCTTGCGGCTCCAAGACTTTGCAATGCGGCAGTGGAAGTTACTGCTCCTGTTCCGCCTTGACTGATTGCCAAAGGAGCTGCCGTAGTTAGCGCAGTTTGCAGGCCGTCAACAATCAGTGAGCGTGAGGCGGTCTTCGTGGTGAGACCCTGATCCATCACAAAGATGTCTGCGTTGCCTACGCTCGTTGCTGCTGGTAACTCGGAAATTTTAATGTCGGCCATAAATCAGGGGTATATTAACTATCCAATATTAATCTGCAATCCAGATTCAGTTGTAAGAAAAAGATTAGCTTCCGTTAATAAACGCGATGCCGCTCCGGTAGATACTGATTTTTTTCTAAATTTAAAAGTATGATCACCAGATGCATGTACTTGAATACGAGCATCACTTTTAGAAAAAGGAAGATTTGTATTTACGTTTCTTTTTCTGATGAATTTTGTGATCATATTAGTACGTGTATACCATGTTCATGCGCTGCACCTGGCCCTGCTGGCGTACCAGCACATCAATCTGCTGTTGCAACGCAAACTCTGCAGTGGAGTCAAAGATGTTGGCTTCTTCCGCTCGACCTTCAGACCTTAGAAAGTCAGCAGAAATACCATTGATTAGGTAATCCTTAAATCGGTATGGAATTGAAATCATTTTCCAGTAAGAACTTGTTTCAGCGGGAGGTTGCCCAAGTGTGTTTGCAACATCCTGTATCGCAATCCAGAAATTTCCACGAACAGGTTTTGAGGTTACAGTGGGATTGTAATCACCAGACTGTTGGGCCGTGTCGTAATACACCTGCGCATCTTTGTAGTAGCTTGTAGTGCTAGAATACTTGAATGCAAATATACTTTGGCATGGTTGCCGATATTTAATGGTTTTTTCATTGTCGTTGAAAAACCTCAAATAAGAAAATTCCTGCTGATATACGTTTGATAACGACCCATCATTTCTATCAGCAAAATCCTCAACTAAAAATGATTGCACAACTGATCTTGTGCTTATTCTTTGATCAACATTGTATGCCTCAAGCCCCTGCAACGCAGTCGAGTCCAGTTGCACCAACAAGTTCAGGTTAGATGAAAATATTACTTTTGTAGTTAAAGGAGCATTTACGCCTGCATATGTTGCAGGATATTCTGGAGTTCCTAAAGCTGCTTGAATATCTACAGTTGTAATGTAGGTTCCAAATGAATCACTTGATGTAGCATATGTAAAGTTATATTGATCATCAGATATGCTAACTCTTGTTCCATCTCCCTTAAGTATATAAAATGGATTTACAAACTTAACAAAAGTAGAACCAATCTTTCCAAGCTTATAAGCGTCACCATCAAAATCAGGCAAATAAATTCTTGGGAAGTTTACATCCAAGGTGATCCGTATGGTGCTATACGTTGATGTCTGTGACAAAAGCGTTACTGCACTAACAGGATTGCCAGGAAAAGTAGTTACTCTGCGCTCTGTATCCGGCCACTCTTCGCGATCCCAGATGGCGCTCATCCTGCGAGAACACATGTCTCGCACTGCGCCAAATGCCTTATCATTTAGTGTATTGCGATCCAGTCCAACAAGTTGGCACACCTGAGCTAAAATATCACTAAATGGAACAGTTTTCATGCGCTACTTGCCAGGAGTCCATCCAACATGGATGTCTTTGGTCCCGCCACTATTGACTTTAAGTTCAGGATTGTCACGAAGAAACTCATCCATAAATGCTTGGTCATTCCAGCATTCATATCCAAGCTTTTGTCCCCAAAAGTGAAATGCTGTCATTGGAATTCGCGCTCTCAATTGACCAAGCCCTTCAATAGACCGATGCCGATCTTTGTTTATTTCGCCAATACGCTTTGACTCAATTTCAGCCTGTACCCTGTTTTGGTTCCAGCCAACACGAAGTTCTTTGTCCAGTTGATCAGCAAGTTTAGCGTCTAATTCCATAAAATTGGTTGCGGGGGCAGGAATCGAACCTGCGACATGCTGCTTATGAGACAGCCGATCTACCACTGAGCTACCCCGCGATTAAAAAATTGGTGCGTGTCTCTCCACGCTGTCACACCATTTACCAAACGGGCTTTCGCTAACGGATGGCACTTGCGGCATGGAGCCACAGGCAGGTGTCGCAAAAGAATGACCGTCTCTCCAGTCTGTCACACCACTTTTGTATCAACTGGTGCATGCACCAATCAACACTCGCAGGTGTCGCGGAAGGCTACTAGGAGCTGAAGTTGAACTTGCCGAGACCCAGTGGGTTCCCAACAACCAACCCAGCAACTGCTTCAATCAAGCGAGCAGGGCCACCACCGTAGTCAGGCAATGCCGTGACCTGAGCAACATTCCCACCGTAGCGCACTTCGATGAGGCTCATGTCAAGAACCAGACCTTTGTACGGAGTGGCAGTATAGCTGCTTCCGCTAATCGTTCCGAGAAACGTAGTAGGATGCAAGCGAACCGTGCCAAAGTCACCCTGGAACACGTCCATGGACTGGATGTAAGTGTCAGCAGCAGCATCACGCTGGAACGTCTGGATCTTGGTAGCACCGGCGGCAAGCGTGTTGCTGGAGTTGCTAACAGTGGTCAACGCCGTGGTGCCTAGCAAGCCCGTGAAGGCACGCTTCAAATCAGTCCCGACAATACAGTCAAACGACTTGTACTGACCGGTCTGATCAAAGATAGACTTCAACAGCCCCTGCACCATCGTGTCAGTCAGTGTGGAAGCTGCAGCAGATGTTCCAACAATGGAGTTTGCTGGCGTAACAAAGGAAGGTGACGTAGTGCCAGATCCGATGTTAAGGCCAGTTCCGATGTTGTCGCCACCGATCCAAGACTGCGCACCTGCCGTGAGGTAGGGAACGCCACTTGCACCAGTGTCCTGCTGGCCAAGCTGATTGGAGGTGAAGGTCACTTCCATGTCACGCTTGAGGCCGATGATTGCCTTGGCAACGTTATCGGACAGCGAATCACGAACGCCGGCAACATCTGCCAAATCCTGAGCGAGCTTAGAAACACGCACAGTACGGCGGAAGATCTGCGCGTAGTTAGCTAGTTCTTTGCGATACCCATCAACAAAGTTGCTGTAGCTAGTTACGTCAGTACCGTCAATCGTCCCGCCAACCACTGGGGATGGGTTCTGATCTGCCTGCCAACGGAAATACATATTTCCAGGCTTGCTGCCCTTGCGGGCCATAGATGTGAAAGGCGTGTCACGAGCGTCCACAAGGGCGATCATGTCAGCCAAGTCTTCGCGTTTGCCGCGACCGGATAGAGTAGGTTCAGTTAAAAGAGCCATAAGAATGAATTGAGTTAAAAAGGGCTACACAAGCCCCATTGCTTTGACCAAATCTGACAATCCGCCTTTATCAGAAGAATTCTTAGCGAAGTTCTGACGGGCTTTTAAAAGATCTGATTGAGTACTAGCGGCTGGAACTGCACGAACACTTGGTTGCGCTGGGGCACGCTTGATTGGGGCCGGTACACCGGACTTCTTCTTGGTTTGCATTTCGGCATACGCCTTAGCACCCAAAACGACCAGCCCAGCAACATGCTTCCAATCTGCTCTACGCTTCTTTAGTTCTGGAAACTCCTTCAATACCTGTTGAGCAACTTGGTACTCTTCAGTTTCAGGTTTATTCCACCAAGGAAAATTCTGCGCAATTTCTGGTTCTGCAGCAGCTACCTGCTGTAAGAACCGCATACGTTGCGGCAGTTCAATCTCCTTGCGCTTCATTGCTACCTTCTTCATGGCGCGGACTTCACTTGAGGTAAGCTCTTGCTCTTCACCGTTAGGTAAAGGAATTACTCCACCATCAATATTGTCTTCGCACCACATTAGAACTTCCAAAGCTTTGCCATATTCTTCTTCTACCCGCTGAGTGGTATCCAAAGATTCGACAAACTGTGAAATATCTTGCTGCTTTACCGGCGTTGAATTCTTTGCAGATTCTAATTCCGCCTGTAATTTAACAAGAGTAGCTTTTTGAACGTCTAATTCAGCTTGAGCGGCTTTTTTCGCAGCAACTAACTTGTTAATGCGCTTCTGTACGCCTTTACTCAAAGAACTTTCATCAGCTTCAGGCTGATCGGATACTTCTTCAGAATGATCGACATCCTCTTCAGAGGTATCGGTTTCTTCAGGAGTCTCCTGTTGCTCCACTGGAGCGGGAGCAGACTGCTCCTCCTCGTTAAGGAAGCTACCAAGCAGGCTTTTAAGGCCCACATGATCTAAACCGAGTTTTGGTGCAACGGAATTATCTGCCTCCTGACCCGTAGAATCAGGCTGTGTAGTATCGTTATCCATGGAGTTTAGGTTCCAAGATCCTTTATAACTAAAATCAATCCAGTAACGCTGGAAAGCCCGTTAGTGGCTTTATGCCAAATCTTCCTCAGAAGTCAAACCATTTAATACTCTGGCTTCTTTTCTTAATGAAATAAGTAACGAATAAATCATGTTTACACCATCAGCTTGACCACAAGCATGTACTCGATCTTCGCCTTTAACTTCA